CCGCATACGGTTGGTATCTATTTTGGGGCGAAAGTGTGCCTACTAATTATAAACCATGTGAGAGAAATATCTTTGCTAAAGGTAACACTTATGCGAAACAATGTAAAGAGAAAGTAAAAGGAATTGACGTAAATAACCCTGATAATGTATTATATTTTGATTCACTTTCTGAAGCAAGTTTACATATAAAGGGCAATAAATCGGGAGTTGGTAATATATCTAACAACATAAAAAACCTCCAAAATAATGAAAATTGGAAGCATTGTTATGGTTATAGATGGTATAAAATCCTGGAAGATTAGCGGATTTGATTATAATAATTATCTAATTGTTCTTGTTTTTCGTTTCTAATTTCTTCGGCATACTTATGTGCCTTTAATATTAATCTAGCACCAAATAGTGTGAAGATTAATACAAAAATGATTGCTAGATTAGTTCCTTTCATTGTTAATTAGCGGGTACGATTTCTTCTATATTCCACTCACTAACCCCTTCAGATATTACATCAAAAGAGTTTACATTAGCGTGGACTAATTCGGATGCTTCATCTTCATTTAGTGCTTCAACTTCTACGGTAAAATATACCGTTTCATAGCATTTAACATGATAAGTTGTTTTTTTCATTGGCATAAATCCTCAAAACGTCTATAAACTTCATTTGTAATTGATTCAGTATCTAGTTCTGATTCATCTACAAATATGCCATGTTTGGCGAGATTGTTAATACTCTCAACAACAATTTCATCATAAAGTGTTTCAAGTATGCTTTCGTGATGTAAAGTGGACATGATTAAACCCCCTGTGATAGTAAAAGGTCTTTAAGATAATCCTCGGCACATTCTTGTGCTTCTAGGATGTCATAAAACTGACCTAGGTGAACTGACTCACCACTTAGGCAACCGTTATATGTATAGTTCATTGTCTGAACTACAAAACGGTCTCCACCGTAGTGATAAATTGCTAGATTTGGATCTAGATCGTTTTGCCTGACGTACTTGTCAAACATATTAGATTTGAATGATTTTGACCACTCAAAACCAAGGAAGTCCTCGGTTAGGTCAATGGATTGTGAAAAAAGTGATTTAGACATGATATTAAAAAATTGATTTACCTTTGATTATCTTTAATATAGCATAGATTTAGGGTAAAATCAAGCGATCTTGTGCCACTTTGTCAACTGGTTAAGAGAAGTTGAGACTTTTTACTGGTTTAATCTCATTTCTTGTTTTTGCGTCAAAACTAGGGTAAAATACCTTATCTAGTATTTTTTCGCTTAAGACTTCTTGCTCATCTGTCATTAAACAACGATAATGCTTAAATGAGTCATACAAGAGTTGATATTCTTCTCTTGTGAATTCTTCAATAATTTTGTTCATTTTAAAAATCCTCTACTGTGAGATTGTTTACTGCATCAAATACTTTGTCTGTCATAGAGTCAAATGTATCTGTATCAAATCTGTCATTCCTATATTTGTCTGTTTTGGGATGACTTAATAATTGAGTGAGTGATTGATGCTCTTCTATTGTTAATTTAATTAATGGCATTTTCTTAAGCAACCTCTCTAATATAACCATTTTCTGACTTAATGAATAAGTCTAGAGTTTGGATTTGAAATTCATCTAGTGAATCAAATTCCACACCGCCTAGAGTATCAATTCCCCACTCTGAGATCTCAACAACATACTCTGCCCAATTTGAACAGCAACATGCCATATTCTGTAGATTGTCATCAAAGAGAATTCTTTGCTTAATCCTGTTTGTTGGTTCTGTGTAAATTGTTTGTGAATTCATTTTAAAATCCTTTAACTTGTTTGTTACCTTTATTATAACAATAAAAAACCCCCGAATGGGGGTTTAGTGTGCCACTTTGTTAACTGTCTAAGAACTCCAGGAAAATTGTGGTTTCTCTAGTAGAATGTCTCTCACTCTCTCACGATCTAAAGAATCGCCATCCCCCCAAGTGTAATGCTCAAGTCCATTTTTCTCGGCATCCTCTAGGCGGTCACGATAAACGAAAATTGCGTCATAGATGTCTTTTTTCGTTAGTCCTTTAATCGGGTAGAGTGTTTCATCATGTTCCCCATAGAATGACCAGATGTAATCCACGAATTCAAAAAGTTTTTTGTATGCTGACATTTTGTGAGTCCTCCTTAGAAATTAACGTCAATGATGATGCCATCTTGAAAATCAACTGTTTTCTGATTATCAGATAAGAACCACATCCAGTTTTTTTGAAAAACTCTAGTGCCGTAACGTACCTCTTCAAGAATAGCGTTTAATCTAGACTTAGTGGTATTTGTTTCATAACCACATGATGAAAGAGTGAGTAAACCGTCATTATGGTCTAGTGTAGCAATGTTGTGACCATGTAAAAAGACTCTTGACTCGTTATGGTCAGCATCATATCTAACCATAGTGTTAGAACCTGACCAGTTGCCCCTGTTTGATAGAGCGAAGTTCATTTGTCTTTCAAGTTTTCTCATTTAGTTGCTTTGTTGACTACTCTTATAATATAGTCCATTTTATAGGCAAATGGGGGAAATGTGTGCCACTAATCTAACTGGCACACATTCGGTTGACTTAGACAATTTCTTCTCCTAATTTGTTGAATGATTTGTTAAGAATAGGAACATAAAGTTGCCCATCATCTTTTAACATAGCGAGCATACTTTTAAACCAGTTGTTGTTACAATCATGCTCAAATTGTGGTAGGTTTGGGAAATACAATTCCGACCAAATTTCAATAGAATTCATGTTACTTAGTGACCCCCATTTGTTCAACTAAATTGTCAACTAACTCGCCATAAGTGTAATCGTTAAGTGATAACGAACCACCGTAATTGAGTTTGTTAATTAACTCTGTTCTGTGGATATTAAGCAACGATTCTAGATTAATTCCCTCTAAATCTTGCCACTCTGATACATAATCAGTTCGGTCAAAATCGCCTGTTTCATCAACATTTAGTGGGCAAGATTTGAATTGATGTTCATCATCTATCCAGAAAATTCTTCCGAATTCTTTACTCTTAAATGCCATTATTGTGCCACCTCCATGTTATTTTCTTGTGCTAATTCCCAAATAAAACTAAACTGTTTAAACCATAAATTGTGATCTTCATTATATTCTTGCTCATCACAACTTACATAAGGTAAGTTATACTTAGTGCAATACTCTGCATAAACTTGTTGTAAGAATTCTATTGTGTCCATTAATAATCCTCCTGTGCATAAAATGGGTTCATTTGGTCATGTTTAACAGTATATCCTGTTACCTTAGCATTTGTATGTTCTTGTAATTCATCATCATAATATGATAAATTAGAATTCAAATAGCATTGGATTTCTTCACATAAATGAACTGGATTTGGTTCATCATTATTCTCACATTCAATTTTGAATGAGTAAATATATGTTTTAAGCATTTTTGATGACCTCCTCTGTCCAATCTATATCTGAAAAGATTTCATAGAATAGTTCGCAACCTATGTCAAAGTCATCTTCAGATTTTCCTTGATAGACTTCAACAACTGAATCATAAATGTTTTGGTTCATTGTTTTAAATAGCAAGGTTTTCAATGTAAAGGAATTCATATTCCCCATCAAGAGGGTCACGACCATTTACTACGAATTCCTCGTAAATGGCGGTAACATTCTCAAAATGAGATTTATCAGCATTCCTTTGAAGTGCTGCCATGAGAGAATCACACATATTATCAAGTGATGTTTCTCTCTCGTCAATGTCGTAATCCAAAAATGAATCCTCCATAATGTGAATGAATGAGTGAAAGCAAATCCCAGATGTCTGACCTATGCTAACTTGTTTACCAAGTCTAATTAAGATCTCAGGGATGGGATTTGTCTTCCACTCTTTTATAATACACGATTTTAGGGTTAAATGGGGGAAATATGTTCACTTTGTGAACTGTCACACGATTTGTTGACTTTTACCCATTTTGTATCATATGATACCAAATTGCTCCCACCAGGATCGCCTGTAAGGTGCTTGAAATTTGGTCTAGGTATGATAGTAACCCCCATTTTAGACTACTTTGCCCATAATTCTGCGGATTTGCCTACTACATTGAGCAACCGCATAATTATCACTAGGAGTCTTTGAAGTGGTTATAATTGTGCCATCTTTATGTTGCCAAATAAAATGTTTACTCTCTCGGATTAAATGAAAGTCATTTCTCTCCATTAAGAATCTAATTTCTTTGGTTAATGATTTCTTACCCATCAAATTTCCTCCTCTAATTTCTCAAATGCTTGATCTTGATGAAATGTTGGATTATTTGAATCTGAAATTTGATCTATTATTTCTCTAAATTCAAATAGAATTTCATTCTCTTCTATAAGTGAATTGGCATAATCTGAATCTCCCCAATCAAAAGATCTTTCCATTATTGATTCGCAACTTCCAATAACATAATCTTTAAGTTGCTCAAATTGGTTATCAGTTAATGTAATTGTTTTCATTTGATGCACTCTCTCACTTCTTCAATAGTGTCAGTAAAATACTCATCCCAGTATTCTTGAAATTCAATTAGTGCTTCATTATATGTTAATGAATCCACCCATTTTGTCATGTCATCAGTAACATATTGTACTAAATCTTTAGTACTCATGTTATCAACTAACCTCTCAACATAAAACTCTTTGAGTAGGTTAAATTCTTTATCAGTTAATTGCATCAATAATCTCCAGTTGTGTATAATCTGAGCATACAATTCTGTTGTCACGACTATCAACTAGAATTGTACGATTTATATTTGGTGTGTAGTTTTTGGCATCAGTTTCGCCTTTAACATAGTTAATAAGAACCTGATAGTTCTTATTATTAAATCTTACAATATCCCCCACACCGATATATTTTGGGGATTTGTATCGTTGAATAAATTTCATAGTGATTATCTCAAATAAAGATAACCACCTGCCCAATCTGCACGATTAAAGCACATTTCTCTGGACTCTCTCTCAAGTAAATTGTATCTTACATGAGGTGCAGGTTTTCTCCATGATGCTGCTTTGAATACGTCTCCTGTATTCTTATCAATGAAACAATGAACACCGCCATCAGTTTGATTGATCTTGATATACTTGCGACCTACTACAGTTTCAAATCTAACTCTGTCTGAATTTGGATAACGAGAGTTGTAGTTCGCTTCAAGATGCTTGATTAAATCTTGAGAGTATGCATATACTTCATCTGCATACTGAGTGAGTTGTTGTTTTGAAAGTGCCATGATTAATTCCAGTAAGAGTTTACAGATCTAGATGTGAATTGATATTCAACTGTCTCATCAAGAGAACCTAGAATATCTCCTACCCACTCATCCTCGTTTTCTTGAGCATGATCTGAGAAGAATACTTCATCAGGGACTTCAAGTTGTGTGTTCCTTCTTGGCATTAGTACCTTTGGTTGACTACTCTATTATAATAACCGATCTTACTAGTCAATGGGAAAATGATGTGACACTATCTCAACTGGTCTATAGTGCCAACAATTTCTTATAAAATGGAGTTACAATTTTAAATTGCTTAGGTGCTTGATTTCCCTCTATCAATTCCTTATCAATATAATGCACGATAAGGTTAGGGTCATCAATATAATCTTTGTATGTCCATGAACATGATCTAACATATTTCTGTCCATCATGTTCACACTTCTTTGTTATTTGTTTATCTAAAACTGGTGCAATAGTCTTGAATCTGTATTCAAGTACATACTGTAATTTACCATAAACAAAGTATGATTGAATGATAGGAAGATCAACAGCAATGTCTTTTAAATACCTTAATCTAGTATAATCGTTAAAGCATCCACTTCCATTTGATGCCTTTGATGTATAGTTTTTAGGTTTAACTTCCTTCTCTTCTTTAGTCTCACGATCAACACAATCACGACCTAATTTTCCAGGAATTGGGTCACACCCTGCGATCTCGGCAGTTATGTGTTCTCTTAGTGTTGAACTATTTGAATCATTCATGTAGATTTCAAATAGTTCTTCAAATAGTTCGCCTTCAAAGTTAACTACACTTGATGTAGATCTTTGAACAGCAGTAGCAAGTAAATCAGGAGTAAACATTGGCAATAGCGGGGATACCTTGGACGAAAATTAAATCAATTATTCCTTCTAATCTTCTTTGAGTTCTTTGACCTGACCCATATCCACTAGTAGTTGGAACTGTTACAAAACCACAAGGTTTAACCCAATTAGCATAACATGATGTTGAGATTTCTCCCTTCTCCATTAATGCTCTATCTTCTGGATGAGTTCTTATTACTCTACCTATCGTTTGTGCCATTTCAACTATTGGCAAGTTACGAAGTAGGATGCAATGTGACAATCCTGGAACTGATATACCTTCAGATAATATAGAATAATGAAAGACTAAGAACTTTCTTTCTTTCATTCTACCTAGTGCATTTAATACCTTAAAGAACATTTGTCTATTGATTTTCTTCTTATTAAAATAACATCCATGCTTAGATGTTATGTGAAGAATATCATAACCTTTATCTTTAAGTTCTTCAATAACATTAGTATGAGTTAGCATATTCCATAACACTTTAGTGTTAGGTGCTGCAACTAATATCTTCTGTGCTTGATCTTCATCTAGGTTATCAATAATACCCATGATGTTCATAGCATCTATCTGAGGTGCATTCTGTTTAGTTCTAACAATGTCACAATCATAAGTTGTTACTTTAGGTGGAACTATTGAACCACTAGCGATCAATTCTGGTGCAGGTGTTGACTCTAATACACCTCCATATATGTTAGAGTTATTCATACCTCTTCTTGCTAATCCTTTATCATGTTTAGGAGTAGCAGTAAAGAAGAATGATCTATAAACTTGATCTTTAATGTCAACAATCGCTTCATTAAAGAATTTACCAGTACCATTATGTGCTTCATCATAGTAGATAGTATCAATGGATACATCACTATCAACTATTCTGTGAAGTGAGTGGTATGTTGTGAAGATTAATCTATGAGTATCTTGCTTTGCATTTACCCATGATTTAATCTGTGCAGGTTTTGTTGTACTATCTTCTTTAACCTCGCCAGAATGCACATGTAATACGTCAGCATCTAATATATGCTCACTAAATTCTGAGTGCAGTTGATTTGATAGTAAAATACGAGGTGCAACTACCACAATAGTCCTAGTGTCAAGATCTTTTGATTGATTAAGAAATCTCTTACAATCAGCGATCATTATAAAAGTCTTACCACCACCAGTAGGGATGATGATCTGACCATTATTGACCTGTTCCATTTTGTCATAGGCACGTTGCTGATGTGGTCTGAGTTGCATTATTTAATATGTCAATAACTATATTATAGAATAAAAAAGGGGTCTTGCGACCCCTAGTGTACCAGTTTGAAAACTGTCCTTATGAGTTAGCAATGTAGTCATCAATGATTTGTAGGACTTCTGCTGATGTCTGTGCATCCTCTAGTAGAGCGAAGAGAGCAACTTCTGGATTGAATGCCATGATGGATTCCTTGATTGATTACTTAGGTAGTATATCACCGAACATCACCATTTCCAACGGGTTAGGTGGCAGTTCTTCAACTGGCACACGATTTCGTATCAGTTCCCCATACTCTTCATGCAACTCACATCCCATATAATATCTGTTGAGTTCCTTGGCAACGCTCGCAGTAGTTCCCGATCCCATAAAAGGATCTAGAATAATATCGTTAGGTTCTGACCCTGCTAGGATACAAGGTTTAATCAACTCTTCTGGAAATACAGCGAAGTGACTTCCCTTATATGGTTTAGTTGCTACTTTCCAAACAGATCTCTTGTTACGTTTATCATAGACCATCTTACGAGGTCTAGTGAGTCCACTAAACTGTCCATCCTTATCTTTAGTGTTATTCATATTGATGGGAGTATTACCTCCCCATCTTTCTCCTACCGCTTTCTCTTTGATACTCTCGTGGTCATAATAATACTTCTTATTCTTACTTAATAGGAAGATATATTCATGTGATTTTGTACATCTATCTTTAACACTTTCTGGCATTGGATTAGGTTTATGCCAAATAATATCTTGTCTCAAATACCAT